CAGATTTATGATAAGATTTCGGATATTACGATTTCCATGAAATCTACCGACCATCTGAAAATGCCGGAACTGATCAGCACACAGCTGGCGGTGGAATTGTCGGAAGCGGAAAAGAAGAAATACGAGGAACTCAAAAAAGACCTCATCCTTCAGCTGCCGGATGGAGAGATAACAGTCGCCAATGCCGCATCGCTAACAGGCAAGCTGTCCCAGATGGCAAACGGAGCAGTCTATTCTGATGATGAGAGCGTTCTGGAGATACACCAGAGAAAGCTGGATGCACTGGAGGATATCATCGAATCGGCAAACGGAAAGCCTGTCCTTGTGGCATATTGGTTTCGTCACGATTTGGAGCGTATCAAAAAACGCTTTGATGTGAGAGAAATCAAGACCGCAAAGGATATAGCCGACTGGAATCACGGCAGTATTCCAATTGCCGTAATACATCCGGCATCGGCAGGACACGGCCTGAACCTACAGCAGGGTGGTTCTGCCTTGGTATGGTTCGGCATCACATGGTCACTAGAATTATATCAGCAGACCAATGCCAGACTTTGGCGGCAGGGTCAGTCCGCAGAAACCGTGGTCATTACCCACATCATAGCAAAAGACACCATTGACGAGAGAATCATCAAGGCACTGAAAACCAAGGATACCTCCCAATCCGCCTTGATTGATGCCGTAAAAGCCAATCTATGAAAATCAGAGTCAACCTATGACAATCCAAGCCAATCCGAGTGGAATACAAAATTTCGGAGGTAAGGATATGACAGAAAAAGAATACTTATTGCAGGCACGATATCTGGATGAGCGTATTCACTCGAAGGTTCAGCAGGTGGAATCTTTAAATGATTTAGCTACAAGCTGTTCCGCTGTAATCAGTGATATGCCGAGAAATCCAAACCGTGGCGGTTCCAAGATGGCAGATGCAGTAATCAAGATTGTTTCTTTGCAGGAAGAAATAAATATGGACATCAATGCGCTTGTAGAACTAAAGCGAGAAATCATGGGTGTTATAAAAGCCGTGCCAAATGTGGAATACCAGACGCTGTTAGAAAAACGATATCTGTGCTTTATCTCATGGGAGCAGATTGCCGTGGATATGAATTATTCTATGCAGCACATACACCGAATGCATAGTGCAGCACTGAAAGAAATTATCTTGCCACCGGAACATGAGAGTTAATGTGATAGAATGAGAGTAAGCACCTGTGATATTATTATAATAGCGAAAAGCAAAAAAAATATAAACGGGTAAAATCGTAGAAAGCCTTGTGGGTCACACCGACCTGCAGGGCTTTTATTATGCCTAAAATGAGGTGAGAAGATGCCAAGAAAACCTAAACGACCGTGTTCTTATCCAGGCTGTCCTGACTTAACGGATGGACGGTTTTGTGAGAAACACCAGAAAGAAGAAAACAAACGCTATGAGAAGTACGACAGGAATCCTGCTGTACGCCGTAGATATGGACGCGCTTGGAAGCGAATCCGTGACAGCTATGCTGCGGAGCATCCTTTGTGTGAGGAATGCTTAACAAAGGGCAGGTATGTTGCGACTGAAGAGATACACCATAAACTTCCGTTGGCCCAAGGAGGAACGCATGATAGGAAGAACCTCATAGCTTTGTGTAAAGAATGCCATGCAAGGATTCATGCACAAAATGGTGACCGTTGGCACTGATGAAGGTGCAGGGAGGGGGAGGTCAAATCTCAAAACCCTTGTACGGGAGGAACGGGCGGGGGGCTTCACGCACAAAAAGAGCAGTTCAAA